TTGGTCCGAGGATGACGAGATAAGAGCCGACGGAACCAAAACCGGAAACAAACGGACAGTTGGGTTCGTGAGGAAGATAGTTAGAGACAGATTTAATCACTCTACCCTAGCTCAGGCCGTTGTCGATTTGGCTCAGGAAGAGCAGCCTTTTGTAATTGGAATCGAGGATGCTGCCGGGTCTAGATTCTTAGAGCCTACGATCATATCCGCAGCCCTTAGAACCGGGGACCCAAGAGTAATAGAACTTTGCTCTCACATAGATTGGATAACTCCGGACAATCAAGTGGACGCCAAAAAGGTAAGAATGCGGTCCATGTATCCGTGGATCGTAGAAGGAAGATTAAAATTCCTCAATGCCTGCATGGCCCCCAAGGAATCAAATCTTGAGGTTTTCTACAAAGAGTGGGAACGCTGTCTAGTTGATCACCATCACGATGATATACCAGATGTCATTTCTCAGATGCCCAATCGGTACGCTCCTCGGGCTACACAGGCAATTGTAGAAAACAACATTGATATGTTTTCGAGGGTCGATAGTTTGGGTTGGCATCAACTCTACGACGAGAACTACCAAGGCGGAGGACGCGGTGTGGTCCTACAAACAGATGGTCAAGGCAACCCTATCGTATGGGACCCGTACGCAACCGTAACTACGGACGAATGGGTGCCAGAGCCCGATGTCCGGGCCGAGGCCCCGGGCGGAATGGACAATGTCCTTGGTATCGGGATTTTTGGGTAGATATGAAACTGGAAATTAAAATCCTAGATGATTCAGGAACAGTGGTAGCCGAATACACCGGCGATCCCTGCCAACCGGGACAATGGAGAGCGCAAGCCGGGAAATCTGTCAAAGGCAACATGCCCAGACAGTCGGACAGCCCGAACACTGGGACATACGAACTACACGGTTTTACATACCAGCCCCACCTCCAAGTAGACAGACCGAACGGATACACAGCCCCGGTGCCCGGTCCGAATAATGGACAACCTCCTCCGTTCGGGTATCTTCCACCGAAACCAAAACCATCTTTGTGGGGTCCGACAGGTACCCCGACAGCCTCACCCTCGCCTAGCGCGAATTTAACACCACCAAGAGGAATGTAAGTCAACTTCAACCAATTAGCCTCAACGATCTGACCCATAAGGGCAGAGTCGAAAGGAAAATATGCCAACTTACAAGACGTTAGTCGCCGATTTATGTGTAATAGAGAGTAGCATAAGAAATTCTTCTCTTCCAACAGTGTTTGATACGAAAGTCTCTGGGTCTTGGAGGTCTGACAATAATCCCCAGTACGCCACTATCTTTCCGATATCCCTCCACTTTTCTGCCTATCCTGAAGATGAAATTATTCCGGCTCTCGGAGAAACTCTGCGGGTTACTATAGAGAGGCTGTGATGTTCACGGTCTACTTGATCATCAACAAGGTGAACGGTAGAAAGAATGTCTCACGCGCAGAGGCAACGACACGAACTCCCCAAAGAAAACAAAACTTTAACTAAGGATGCAAAACAATGAATACTGATAGTTCAATGGGATCGCTCGTAAAATTGGGCGGAAATCTCGAATCCCCCCGCGAAAGTAAACCATCAGACTGGCCCAACGTAGGAGCGTCAGGCTCCGCCGGTGAAGCGTCCGGTGCGGGCAAGCTGATTAGCCAAACCGAAAACCAGTGCGGCCCTCGCCACACCCAAGACAGCGGAGACAACACTCCGTCGAAGTGGGGCTCCGATGGCGGGTTTACCGTCGGAAAGAGCAAGGGTGAGGGCGGCATGGCCTCGACTTCGATTTCGATCAAGGGAAGCATTGACTGCGTAACCGGTCAGATGAGCCCGAACGCCGAAGAGCAGACCTACTAATTTTGGGTACAGTTGTACCCTTTTTGAGAACACCAGCCCGTCCATTATTTGGACAAACTAGCGCGAAGGTATAAATGGCCGTACTCCCTGAACCAATTCGGAACCCCCACGAAAGCATAACGCCCGAAGAGGCCCGGCACAAAATCAGTACGGGTACGTTCTCCGACGCCGCCAGTTTGGCTTTGGTTGTCCAAGATGCGGAGAGAGCGGAAAAATCCGAGCAGACAAAAAACTGGATAATGGGGTGGACTTCCGCCTCCCAACTCTATGCCAGCCCTTTCTCCCCCCGCTATTGGCCCGGTACGCAATCGGAAGCAGCTTCCATCAGCTTCTTTACTGTTGCCTGCGCGGTAAACGGTATCAACCCCCAGGCGTTAGCTGGCCTCTTCTACGAGAACCCTCCGTTCATTATAGAAGAGCGCCCGGGAACAAGTGCGCAAGCGGCCCGGGCCGTCTCAGCCCTGCTGCAATACCAACTTGAGGACATCAATTTCAAGGAGGAAATCCGGCTCGGAACAATGAACTGCCTGCTCTTCGGGACCGCAATGTTCCAAGAAGGGTGGGAGAAGTTTACCAAAGAACGGAAGATCATCAAGCGGAAGAACCCGACGGTAAAAATCCAGAGTCAAATTCCCGGGGCACCTCCAGCGACAATTTCAGATGACGAGCTAGAAGAAGAAGTAATCGAAGAGGTGGTAGACCGCCCGACCTTCGAGCACATCGTGAATCTGAGAGAAGTGCTGGTCGATCCGGGTTTGCAAGCACCGGATATCCGGAAGGCAAAGTATGTCATCCGCCGCCGGTACATGACGTGGGACGAACTGGACAACCTGCGCGACCGGGAAGGGTACAACATTCCTTCTCGCGACAAGCTTCTGGAACTGTTCTTGCCCCCGCAGGAGCCGGTAGAGACAGCACCGAACGAAGAAGGGAACCGCAATCCTCTTTGGGAAGCCAAGGGCGACCCCCGTTGGGAACCAACCACGGCCGATCCTACCCAGCAGCCCCTAGAAGTTCTAGAGCGTTGGGACAACAAAACCTATATCGTAGTTCTCCAGAAGAAACTGGTGATCTACAACGACCGTAACGTCTACGGGAAAATACCCTTCCTATCCATCGGGTGGTGGGATATCCCCGGTGCCTTCTGGTCAATGGGACTTGGCCGTACCATCGGAACTGAGCAGAGACTCCAGTCCGGTATTACAAATCTTGTTATAGACAACGCCTCGCTGAATCTCAACATGCCGATGGTCCGTGTTCGGGGCAAGTCTATACCGACGCAGAACATTCGTATTGGGCCCGGCAAGATCATTGAGGTCGATAACCAAGGCGACATGGCCCCGCTTATGCGGTCGGCCCCCGTTCCCGAGGCAGGCGAACTGCTGGCCATGTCTCAGGGTCGCGTGGACATGGTATCTGGTAATCCGGTGTCGGCTCGCGGAGACGTGGGTTCCAGCGGCCACTCGAATATGGCCAGGAGTTCCGCCGGAGCCTCCGGCATCCTCGCCGGAGCCAACACGCCGATTGCAGACTTCGTGGATAAAATCGCGGCACAGGTCATCGTTCCGTTTCTCTACGATCTCCAAGAGATGAACCGGTCCATGCTCCCGATCAGCCAGTTGGACTTTATCATGTCCGACGAACTGAAGCATGAATATGTCACGACCGGCGGGGACCTGCTTGACATCTTAAACGCAAGAGTCAAGTTCCAAGTTCTGGCCGGAAGCAAGATGACCACACGCCGGAACATGGCTCAGGGTCTACCGCAGCTTTCGCAGTTCCTTTCCCAACCAGCGGTTTTGGAACAGCTTGCTTTGGAAGGCAAGAAGGTCAACGTCAACGAAATTGTCCGGATGTGGTTCGAAGCTTCAGAATGGCCGAACCTCAACGATGTGATCGTGGACATGACGCCACAGGACTTGCAGAGACAGCAGCAACAGAGCCAATCCGGAGCGGGAGAACAGAAGTTCCTTCAACAACAGCAACTGATCGCTCAGAAATCGCAACTCCAAGCACAGCAAGAAGATGCAAACAACATTGCGAGAGCCGCCCGGGACGTACTTAGGGAAGGTTTCAAGGCTTCTACCGCCCCAGAAAACCTTCAAGGAGAACCGGACGCTACGCAAGGATTCGGTTCTTCTGCATAAGGTACAGAATCGTCCGAATAATGGACAAAATCACCCGTGACTAAGGATTTTAGTTAGGAGATAAGAATGCTGAAATGGATTAGAAGAAAAATCGTTGAAATTGTAGCCGAGGCCTTTCATGTTACTCAGGTGAACCAACCGGTTGCCCTAGACGACTACGCCGACCATCAAATTGCTTGGTTACTCTGGGCGTCTGCTGAATACCGCAAAGCAAAGAAAGACCCGGAAGCTTTCGTTGAGAGATATTTCTCCGCAAAGATAGAACCGGTAAAACCATTCGTGGATTCGTGGGCCTCCCTTACCCTTAGTGACGTAGACTTCATGACCCTAAAGAGCCCCGATGAAAGCATTTAACCCAGCAAATCCCGACGAATAATGGACAAAATCACCCGTGACTAAGGATTTTAGTTAGGAGATAAGAGTGAAACAAACAGTAGAAGTATTTATTCAAAATCCACTTTCTTGGGCTCCCCCTTTTGTTGAAGAGAATGCAGAAATGTCTGAAGTTCCCCTTCAATTTGCTAGGGCAAGAAGCTGGGCTGAACCCGGGAAGTTTGTTTACATCTGTAAGGGGTGTCTTTCTGCCGGAGGGGAGGTTGAAGATGTTTTTCGAACCGAGCCCTTTTCTGAAGAAGAGGACGACGAAATAATAGGTCTTCCTCTCAGAATAAAAAAGGAGTTTATGGACCACGCCCGACAGCACGAAGTGATCTGGCGCTGGTCTCATAACAGAACCCTCGCAAAGGCGGACTACCAATGAAAGCATTTAACCCCGCAAAGCCGGATCGCGGCCAAGCCTTCTCCGCGACACAGTACGATAACCTGTCCGACGAAGAACTCCGTAAGCTCCTGAACGCCTGCAAGGTTCGTGTGCAACCCCAACAACGCCCCGTAGCCACGAAGTACGTGGACCTGGACGCCTTGGTGAAGAGCGATGACTGAGAACCCGTACGGTCTACCTCTGATAGCGGACCCCGAGCAGGATGCTATCCAGCTTGAGAATCATCTGGACCTGTATGAGAAGGGGCGCAGGCTTCGTAAGTTCGTTCTGGACCCGGATTGGGAACTCGTTATTCAGGTACTTCGGGACTACCGGGACAAGTACCGGGATGCCCTCGTGGCGCTCGCTCCCGGGGACACACAGGTTCCGCTGGCTCATGCCGCCGCCTCAGCCTCGAACGATATCTTCGAGTATTTCACGAAGAGCATCAACGACGCCGTGGACTTTTCAAATAAGCCTCCCGAGGAACTGAAGCAGGCTGTCCATAGCATTCGTCGGGCAGTGGAGTCGGCGCAAAATGGAAGATAAAGTCTTACCCGAAATGGATTTCGGTGGGATTGATCAGAAAGAAACTTGGCGAGATGGAGTTATCAAGTTCTCCAAAGAAAACTACGGGTACGTCCCCAACTACCCCAAACCTCTAGACACAAACCCTTTCAATCTTATTGAAGGCAACGAAAACAAGTTGTATTAGTCCGAATAATGGACAATAACCCGTTACGGCGGATTGCCGTTAGGAGAAAGCAATGCCCACACAGAACCCCGTAGACCCCTGGCTACTTCAGGCTGATGGTACTATCGACCCCTTCGCCTCAACCATTGATTTCGGCATGACCACCCGGGATGAAATCGATCCCGACCTGCTCGATGATGAGCCAACCCCGCTCAACCCCGAGGTGATAGGTAACCAGCCTCCGGCCCCGAGCGAGGAAGTAGACGAACCAGCGCCTGTTCTTGTGGCAGAACCAGAACCAGAAGGCCCGGAAATCTTTGAGGTTGAGGACGGAACTGTTACCCTCGAAAAAGAACGCGGCCAGTGGAAGGCTACTCTACTCAATAGCGTTGGCGGAAACCCCCAAATCTACTGGGGTAAGAATAAGAACGAGTTGCTTATCAACGCGATGAAAGCGCAACTCAACGCCACAGCCAAGATTCGGGAACTGAACAAGAAGGTGAAGCTCACGGCTGCTCCTCCGACACAGAGACCGGCTGACCCCACCCCGTCCGTGCGGAAACTAACCGCCGACGAAGTGTTCGAGATCAAGGCCCTGTGGGAATCCGATCCTGCCGCCGCGCTCGACATGCTGGTAAAGAGGCGCACGAACGTATCGCTCGAAGAGTTGGTAGGGAAAGCCCAACGTGGTGACCAAGCCAACATGAATCTGGAGACCGAGGCGACCAGCAAAGAGTTTCTGGCCCGGAACCCGGGGTACTACCCGGATTCAGAAAACAAGAATTTCCAGTCGCTGATTAAGTGGCTGGCCAAGTTTAAACTCGGCAAGACGGCCACAGAGGCTAACGCCGGTGATATTTTCACCGAACTCTGGCAGACCGGAAACTATACTGCCGAAAATCTTGAGGAAGCATTCGAGGACCTGACCGAAGACGGACTCATGGTCAAACCCCGGCTTCCCAAACCATCTCCGCCGGTAGAGGTAAACCAACAACCGGTACCTCAACCTGCGCCAGCGGCTCCAACTCCACGGATTGTGAAGACAGAGACGCGCCCGCGTGCGGCATTAGGAATAGGCAGAAGCGATGCTACAGCAACACCGCCTGCTGCTCCGAGTGCGCCCACAGACGAGGACTTAGATGATCTGTCCGACGAACAAATCAAGGCATTACTTGGTGGCGTTCGCAGACAGAGAGTCGCGGCCCGGCGCTCTAATTAACCAAACAAAGGAGTAACCATGAGTTACTCTCCTGCATCAATTGTGACTTCGGGCGCTCTGCCCAACCTTGTGGCTATCCACTATGAGCGCGAGGCCGTTCCTAACCTGAAGGCGCAAACTCCATTCCTCTCGATGACAAAACAACGTCCTCTGCCTCTACGGCAGGGTAACCAGATTCAGTTCTACACCTACGCGCTGCTTGCTGCCAACCTTAACCAGGCGGCAGAAGGCACTGTTGGATCGCCTATCAGCGAGTCCAGCACGAAGATCGTGGCAACCGTCGGACAGTACGCCGACTTCATCAACTCGTCTGACCTCGCGTTGGACGTGGCAATCGATGATCCCGGTTTGCTCCAGAATCTGGCAAACGAACTGAACTACCGGCTGGCCCTTACCCTGAACTCCCTTGTCCAGATCACTGCGGACTCGGCTGTCGCGGTGGACTCGCTGGTCAACATCCAGCTTGCAAACGGCTCGTATCTGACGGCGAACAATCTTCGCTCGGCAGTACAATCGCTGGTAAGCGTAAACGCACGGCCTCTCGTGAACAACAGCTACGGTGGCGTAATCCACCCGAACGTGGTTCGCGACGTTCTCAACGATACGTCTTTCAATGGTCTGACCGACATTGTGAAGCGTGACCCCGAGATGGCGAAGATGCTGTACGAACTGCCGAAGAACGACGACGTGATTAAGTTCGCGGGTGTCACTTTCAAGCAGACCTCGACGGCACCGACGGTAACTATAAGTGGTAACACTTATTACAACACCTACATTTTTGGCGATGACGCAATTTTCTCCGTATTTCTGGGAAAAAATCCTGAGGATGGAAGTAAAAACTATTTGGAATCAGTAGCTTAGAGGAGTAATCCTCTTCGAACACGTCGTAAATTCGGTGGATAACTCTTCGGAGTCAATACCGAGCCAAGCCTGAGAAATCAGGAAGGTGTAGAGACTAGAGACGACGCCCCTCCTAGGAGGGTGATGGTATAGTCCGTTCTGTATGGTGACATACAGAGACCGGCAGAAATGATCGGTCCCGTCCGAAAAATGGACGAGTAACAACGAAGAAGCTTTTCATCCAATCAGCCCCAGAACAAGGAAGCGTTTCGGACCCCGCACGCCAAATCGGCGGATGGGTTTCCTACAACGTGCGTTACACTAACACACTCCGTCCGGGTAGTACGATGACACTCCGGAGATTACAATCGGAGACAAGTTCTTCGTAATCAATAACTTACGAGGAACAAAAAATAATTCGAGTTTTCGCAACTATTTCTCACAAACTGTGTTATAATAGTTTTGGATTCGAATTCAAATCGAGAAGGGGCCGTGCTCACCCACGGTCCCGGATCGACTCACGGTGAGGTGAGAAAATGAAAACATGTAGCACTTGTAAAGAACCAAAAGAAGAGAAGTTTTTCTCCAAGAAGACCAGCGCGAAAGATGGTCTTAACAGCCGTTGCAAAGATTGCGACAAAAAGGCTGTGGCTGAGTGGAGAAAGGATAACCCCGACAAGGCCAAGGAAAGCACTGATCGGTGGAACTCCGAGAATCGCGAACACGTTCTCGCTCGACAAAGAAAGCATTATCAAAAGAATTCTGTCCAG